TTCTTTAACTCTTTGAGCTTGAGCTTCTCTATCAGGAGTTACCGCTCCAATAATTTGAGTTCTTACAGGTCCTTGAGCCGGGAGCAATTCTTTATAAGCCAAAGCTTGGAATTGAGTAACCGCTTCTGCTAGAACAGGATGGGTGGCACCTGCTGCACCTTGAAAAGGTTCGGTTCTATCTTCGTATTTAAATCCTAATAAATCTAAACCTTTAACATAAGAACTTTCCCAATCTGCTCTTGAAGATTTATAGTCTGTATAATTTTGATATAATTCTGAACCAAGAGGCATCAATATTTCCTCGGGTAGTAACTCTGCTAGATTGTCGTAATGATTTTCTGATTGAGCCTGGTTGAAGGCTCCTGGTTCAAAATTAATTTCTACTCCACCATCTTCTAATGGTGTAATTTCAGTTTCACCTACATTAGGTAAATCTTCTTGAATTTCAATATTCTCTTCAACAGAAGTTTCAGGTCCTTCTATCTCAATAGATTTTCTAACTTCGTTTGGAAGTGCTTTTTCTATGTCTGCCATTAATTTTCTCCAATTTTACAGTCTTAACAGTATTATAGTCAACATTCAAGCCCTGAGGTGTAGGTCCTGATTTTGGTGGTATAGTTCGAGTTAGTTTTGTTTTTACCATTTACCAATAATAAGTTCGTTTTTTTCTAGGTAGATCATTATCTATATAGTCTTCTGGGTGATTAATCAAGCCGCCTTGTCTAAATCTCATTAAAGCTTGTGTGGTGCTATCCACTAAGTCATCATGATCTCCATATGGAAATGAAGCACACTCTTCAATAACTTCTTGAGCAAACTCTCTATCTTTAGGTGCCCAAACCATTCCAGACTCAAACAGTGGGGCTACAGAATTTACACGGCTGTGTTTGTCGTTACCTTTAGAGGGAGAAAAATTAACGACGGGTATCCCCATCTGTCTGAGTTCGTAGGTTAGTGGAAGACCAGACGCTTTGGCTTCAACTAAAACTGTTTCTGGTTGCCAATAATCATATTGTTCTTTTGCAACTCTTCTAAGTTCAGGAAACTCTAATCTATCTTTTAATGCATCTAATAAAATTATATGTTGAGGATCACCTTCATTTTCTTGAAAGATTCCCCAAGTTGTAATTGCAGAATAATCTGCAGTTTCTTTTTTCATAAATGCAGTATCGTAACTTTGAATAACATGTTGTAATGGAGGTAAATAATCTTTATCCCAATTCTTCCACCATTCACGTTTTAATAATGCACCTTCTTCTGCAGTTGGGTTTTGCATATATTGTGCATTCCATTTTGCAATACCAGCTGATGCTTTAACTTTTTCTAATTCTTCTAACTTCCAATATTGAGGCCATACAGGTTTTCCATTTGGTAAGATTGCAGGAAACTCAATAACTTCCCATTGATCTGCTTTTGCTTCTTTAGCTCCAGCATTAACAAGTTGTGCTGTTAAATCTTTTGTAGACCATCTCGTCATAACGATAACAATTGCTCCACCAGGTTGAAGACGTTGTCTTGGTCCTGAAGTATACCATTCATATGCATTATCAAATGCTGTTTGTGAATTAACATCTTGCTCGGAATGTGGATCGTCAATAATAAGTAGATCCGCACCACGACCTGTTACAGCACCTGATACACCAACCGCAAAATATTCACCACCTCCACTAGTTTCCCAACGACCTGCAGCTTTTGAATCTTCTCTTAATCTTGTAGTAAATAATTCTTTATACTCATCTGAGTCCATTAATGTTTTAGCTTTTCTACCAAAACGAATTGCAAGTTCTGCTGTGTGAGTTGCTTGAATAATTTTTAAATCTGGTCTGTTACCAATCATCCATGCAGGTAAAAAATAAGATGCAAATTCAGACTTCGTATGCCTTGGTGGCATATTGATAATGAGTCTCTTACATTCTCCAGTTAAAATTCTATTAAATGCATTTGCTATTTCTGTATGATGTTTTCCTTCAACAAATTCAGGCCAAGTATATTTTACAAAAGATAAAAAATCTGTTCTGTATTTTTTTTGTGTAGTTTTTTTGACCCGAGTTAAAATATCTAATTTTAATTGTCTTCTAACTTTCGGATCTGCAATTTTATTAATTTGTTCTAAACTAAGCATAATATTTAATTATGGTACCAAAAAGTATTTAGCAGGAATCTATCTCTAAATCAAACACTATAGTACATATATTAGGTACCATATTTTAGAAATCTACCCCTCCCCCCCTTTTAAAAAGTTCGATTTTTGGATTTGGTCTGGTACCTCTATTAATTGTGGGTGGGACCCGCCCACATGCTCTTACCTTGGTGCGACATCTTGTCGCACCCTGCACTACTAGGGTGCGACGTTATGACATATTGACTAGTCCATACAATCCCTGCAGTAGCCCTGCTTCCAAGACCACCAACTAGGTTGAATGACTTGACTACACCCACGGCAAGTGTTCATAGTCTCGCAATATTCATGTGCCTTGTGCCTTGCTTCTTTTTTAGTAAGACCACGGCTCACGAATTCTTTTGTCTTCTCTTCGACCAAGCGTCCCATTTTGCTCTTTCATTTTGTTCGTTAATAGCTTCTAATGTACCCATAACACCAAGCAATGCTATGATGATAAAGGCAAATAGACCAAGGCCAACGGCAATTAGATAACCACTCATTAAGCAACCTCGGGGAATGGTAATTCTAATTGATTGTAATTAAAGTTCTCATCTTTTTTAATTACTTTCGGTTCACTCAATGTAGAATAAGCTACGTTTAATAAATGGAATGTAGTATTCTCATTTGTGTTTTTTAGTTCACAAACTTTTTTAACAGCTTGCGCCGTCTCAAGATCATAAACTTCATTGTCTTCAATGCTCACACTTGGTGTGATGTTTTCATAGTTAGTGTGCTTTATTACGATATATGCCATTTTATTATCCTTTCGTTGTTATGGGACATTATTAACATAATATCCCATAACTTGTCAAGTGGTTAGTTTTCGTTTTTTATATTAGGTAAAGCGGTCAATTCAGTATTCCAACTTAACCCGATTTTATTACTTACTTTATCCAAGGCAAGCGCTAGACTGTCTGGCGTTCCTGCTTCCATAACAGTATCCAAAGCTTTTTGTTTTAAGTCTTTTAACTGTCTTAATCTTGCGCCTTCTGGTCTTCGTTCTATTTCTTTTTCTGTTAGATTTGAAGCCCACTGTCTTAACTCATCTTTACAATCTGAAAGTGTAAGTTTATCATCACGATAACTACTTCCACTATTTCTGAATTTATAACTTAATTCAGCTTCTTCTGGTTTTTTCTTTGTAAAGAAAGTTAAGGCCGTAGCTCTAATTTCTTCCAGTCTTTTTTCAGCGTCTTCAAAAGCTTTTATTATTTTATCAGCGCCAATCTTTTTTGAAAGTTTGGCAACCGCTTTATCTGTCGCTTGTGTCTTATATTGTTTTACTAACAGCTCTTGATCGTCAATTAGTGGATCAAACTGTCTTCTTACTTTTTCTTTGAAGTGATCTAATTGATACTTCGTCATTGCTTTTGTCATATTTTCCTCCGTTATTTGTTTGCAGTAATGATTGCACTACTGCAAGTAATTTTACAACTTGCCAAATTGTCGCAGTTTTATTTTTTTTGTATGGGTGGGCCCCGCCCACATGCTCTTATCTAGGTGCGACACTTTGCGCATTGATCCATAAATTGATTATGTTAAATTGAATCTATGAGTACTAAGTTAAGTTAAACTACCTCTAGATACCATATGACCTCGTTCGAGTAGTTTCCGGTCGTTAAACTTGTCAACTACTCAAAGCCGGTTCCAGTAAGGCAAAAAGTACGAGATGCCTGTCATGGTGGTACTACCGGCTAAGGTGATACAGCAATCCTGCTGTTGCGAGAGTGACAGCTAAAATACTGTGAATGGGGTTACCATGACAACAAAGTGTGTATAGGTAATAGGTAATGCTAAACTTACGGTTCACACCCCCAATGATGGCGGACAGTGGCTAACGGCCCATCCGCCATTTTTTTTGAGCGCTATTTTTTTATGGGTGGGACCCGCCCACAAGCTCTACCCTGCGACAATTTGTCATATTGACACAACATGTAGTATGCGACAATTTGGCCAATGTCCGCGGCTCATGGATCATGTTAAAAGCTCAGTATGAATAAAAAACAATTAAAAGAATATACTGGCTCATTTTCTAAGCCTTCAAAAATGCCTGGTTACAGTTACGGCTTGCCCGCGTGGGAATGCCAAACAGGCGGCAAACTTTCAAAAATTAAAGGAACGGTTTGTTATGACTGTTATGCAAAAAAAGGTTTTTACGCGATGTATAAAACAGTTAAAGAGGCGCAATATAAAAGGTTCAAGGCAATTGACCGTCCTAAGTGGGTTTATATGATGGCTTCACAAATTAATCTTTTTAAAACTAAAGAATTCAGA